AGAGTCTGGGCCAAGTCAGTAGAATCTGTCGGAAGAGCCGTAGCAACTACCATTGCGCGAGGATCAAAGAAAACAGCGCTGAGATTTTCGCTATTGTCTGGCATTGAAGCATATTCGCAAACTTCTTGGAAACCGCAGACACCGCGAAGTTTAGCCAGAGCGGAAGTAGTAGCTTCCTGACCGTAAAAGTCTTTTGATGCGATGCGAGTATCAGCTTGCAAAGTTGCAGCCACGTCACTATTCACAATACCATACAGTGCGTTCGGGTTAGCTTTTTGAGTAACAAGGTTCTTACGTGCATCGTTGAGCATGTCAAAATCACTATTAGCAACTGTGAATGTCCCGCTGTTGGTCAGGTTTGCGGCGAGGACTTTGCCAAGGACATTATCAACAATTGATTTTCCGAGAGCGTAAGCAGAATCATTTATTTCTGTATTCTTTTTGTCATCACTAATAGCTTTTAAGTGTGTCAAGTTTAGTGTAACATGTTTATGCTGGTCGAGGGTAATATCAACATCTGAGAGCAAATTCTGAGCGTCATTAGCATTTGAAAAATAACCATCGGAGCCGTAATCACCCACGGTGGGAACGGATCTAATGTGTCCTCTGATTGTTTGGTCTTTGCGTGCTCGTGTGTCTGAGAAATTCAAAGACATACCGCTTAGAGCGGGTACATTTTCCTTGAATGCGTCGATTGTTTGAACGAGAATTTCACTCGGTGCTAGATTTGTAGCCATGATTTATTTGTCTTTTAGTTGGTTAAGTTCTTTGACCGCTTTGTAAGCATCGGTCCCTTGTGATGTTTGGATCTTTTCTTGTAAAAATTTAATTTTTGCAGCGGTTTGCGTGTCGTCACTTTCGGGGACTAATTTCCCACTATGTCCCGCACTAGCGGCAATTTCTTTTGCTTTAGCCACTGCGGAGTTTTCCGCAATTTCAATGTCAGCTTTTGCCTGGTCTAATTCTGCTTTTAAGGTTTGGTTGGTTTCTTTTTCCGCGTTTAGCTGATCTTCCAAATCGGCAGAGGCTTTTGTAAGTTCTGCAATAGTCTGGTCTTTACTGGACAAGCTTTCCTTAATCTGTTCTAATTCAGCAGAAAGTTTTAAACTTTCGTTCTCAGCTTCCGCACACATTTTCTCAAGCCCTTCAATAGTTTCTTTGGCGTCTTTATTGAAAAATTTCATGTCTTAGATACTTTGTGATTTATTTATAAGAATGTAAAGCTAAATTTTCAACGAGCGACAATTTCTTTTAGTTCCTCCATAGTGCCGACTGCATCAATCAAACCAAGAGACCCAGCTTTTTCGGCAGTGTACCAACCAGCTCGGAAAACTTCCGCGTCCACGTGCGGCCTATTCTCTAAAACTCTGTTTTGAAATTGCTGCCCCATTTCGTCAACCATTGCTTGCACAAATTCACGTTGCGAATCACTCAGACGAGTTCCGAAAGTTCCTTTTAAATCTGCACCCGCGTTCGTGAAAGTTTCCTGCTTTGCCCCCATTGATTCATAGACATCTGTCAAATCCCAGTAACTCAAAATAGTTCCAATGTTTCCAGAAATGGCGGAAGGTGAAACCGTGATCGATTCGCAAGCCGCCGCGAGGTAATAACCAGCGGAGGTTGCTGAGGTTTCAACATAAGCATGAATCGGCTTTTCAGATTTTAAAATTGCATCATATGTCTCCGCAATCCCTTGAACCGTGCCGCCCGGGGTATTGCACACAAGAATAATACTTTTTACTTCCTCGTCAAAGTTAGCAAGTTCAATGTCTTCTATAATTTCGGCGTAATCAGTCGCACCCATGGCTAAATCAACCGGTGAACCGTCTGTGATCATTGGCCCGTGAAGGTGAATTTCTGCAACACCATTGTGAATTTGCATATCAGGCCGTTGATTGATATACAAAGACAAGGCGTCACGGACCCATTTACGATCATCCTTGTTAGACATGAGTAAAGAAATGTCAACGCCATCAGGCAAGCTTGCCTCCATCATGCGGAACATTCCGTCTTGTGAAATTGCCCAATAAGGGCTTTTATTGTGTAATTGAATCATTCTTCTGGTTCTTCGTTAGTGTTAGAGTTTCCTTGCCCTACTGGGGGTCTGGATTGTCAGGATCAGATAAAGCGTTTGTCAAAGGTTCGTCTTTTCCATCACTATTGGTGAACATCACTAGCTCTCTTTCGTCTATTAAAACACCATGTTTTTTAAACATCTCAATGCGTTTCAACTTTCGCTTAACCGCTTCTTCTGCCCGTTTGTTCAAATGTTCGTCAAAGCTCCTACCTTCAAACTCTAGGATATCGCTCATGTTATCCTTACCAAGACGGAACCCTTCAACCAACATTTTATGCTCTCGCCCGTCATCTACTGACAATCTAGGCGGTTTTGTAAAGTCCCAGGCGAAAGGTTCTTGAAGATCAGGTAAACGACCCGCTGCATTCTCGAAACTGTATGCGTAAGTGACAACTCGTAAAATCCAAGCTGTGAGCATTTTTTGACGGTCTTCTACGGCTTTGCGGGCTCTTAAAATTTCGCCGCGTTCAGCCGTGCCTTGTCCAGTTGGTTTCCATGTGAGGCTGTAGCTCCAATTCATACCAGCGACGAAGCTACGAATCATTCTATCTTGAAATGATTCAAAACTATCTCCGCCGGTTTCGTGTTTGATTTGCGTTACGCTGTGCCCCTGGCCAGCTTGCATGTAATGAATGTGCGGTTCTGCAACATGGTTGACAACAACCCTATCATCTGCAATAGTCTCGTTGCGTGCTCTAACTCGGTTGAAGGGGTCGTTTGGATCAGGACCGCCCGTGTCATTTTCTACAATCAATCCGATTGTTGATAGAATTAGCTGACGCGTGCGTTCGTATTCGGTGCTTTGCAAAATGTGCTTCAAGTCTTCTAGAGCATGCGAAGCTTTAGGTAAGCCGCGGTCAGTGTCTTTTAGATCAGAGTCAAAAATGTGAATCATTGACGCGGCTGGAATGTCAACGTATTGGTCATCTTTTTGACCAGTGGACACCCTATAGGCAAGTGCTTTGTCGTCGTCGTCAAAAATGATCCCGTAAGTGATGCGATTGCCAGCCCACTCACCGCTTTTTACGCGCATTTTATTAGCTGCAAATCCGTTTTTGGTTGCTTCTGCGTCTTTAGTTTTGACCGCGTGGGCAGGTATGGTCTTAATTCGCGGTAAACCATCTTGCTCTGTTAGCAAAGTGAAAGAGTCCCCTCTAACATCTACTTCGTATGAAACAGTTTTTAAGTTGCGCCACATATCCCAAAGACCGCCGCGCAAGTCTAGAGTTTTATAGAAACTTGTTTTCAACCAATTTGCAACCTCTGATCCCGCCTCGCGGTCTTCCCCCATGTAAGTTGGTAGCCAAGCGTGTCCGACTGAATAGCAAGCTTTTTGATCAACAACGCTGCGGAAAGCCCCCATATTATAAAAAAGCCGCTGAGATAGCCCGCAAATTACATCACGGTCATACTCTGTAATCAGCTCAGAAATTCCTTTGTTTTGCACTTGGAACTGAGGACCACGCAGGCGAGACTGACTAGAACCATGGATTAGTTTAGTCGTGCTCCTTGGTTCATACGGGTAATTAGTGTAGTCGTAGCTCATATTTAAAAAATCGGCGTTGAACTGCTCGAAATTGGGCCGTTGTTGTCATACATAGAAATAATAAGACTTAAAAGGTTGAGCCGGTCGTGGTTGGTCATAGTTCTGCTGCCGCTAAATGTCTGCCCGTTCACCGTGGAGCTTGTTAGCTCGAAAGATTTATCAGGGTTTGTTGCAATCGACAAGGCAAGTTCAGCCGCTTCTGTTCTTATTTTAGCCTCCGCAGCACTGTCGTTTTGTAGAACGCTGTAAATTGCTCGGGCTGTTTGTATGACTGACATTATTAAAAAAAGATTCAAACGTAAAATCAGGTAAATGTCAAGCCTTATGGTGAAACCTAGTCGCCAAAGACTCCGCTAAACAAAGCAACCGCGACATTATAGCATTCAGCGTCCCATAAATGATTTTGCCGGCTTTTTGTTACCCATGTTTTTTTCAACTCTTTACGTCTGCCAACCTCGGCCTCCTCTTTAATTTCTGAACGCATGTGCTTATGGTAAGCCTTTGGAACGTCTCTCGGAATTGTCCATTCCATACCGTCACCATTCATCAGAGCCCACAATATATCTTTGATTGAGTCCGATGCAAGCGAAACATATTGCCCGCGTGTTCCGTTGCTTCCCTCTGCAATTTTCAGCTTAGAATAAGGCTTCTCCTCTCCACCGCCCCACGGGAAACTTTTCTTGTCCCCTTGTCCTTCTATACCAATCCAACCGTTGCGACTACACATCGCGACGGTTTCAAGTCGGTCGAAACCGATATCAACAAACACATCAAAATCTTGCACAGCGTATTTACTTTGCAATTCTTTAATGTGATGGTCATCAGAAGAACTAGACATTGGGATATAACCAGCCCACAATAATTCAGACCGTTCACCTTGCACCCATGCGCGAATGACTCCCCAGAAATGATCCCCGCCCTTGTCGAGCGTGAAAAACCGGTGTGTTTCTCCGTCGAGTAGGGCTTTAGGGTCGCGGGTTTTAATGGCTTCGCGTGACAGCTTAATCGCTTTACGATCAACCATGACATCATCAGCCCAGGGGATGCACTCGTCTGCTTGCAGAATTTGGCGAAATGATGTTACATCACCGAGGTCCAATTTACGTTTGGCTTCTAGCCATTTCAAAGTAAAT